GCGTCATATGGGCTTGTACCTTTGTAACCAACCACATAGAATTGGCTAGCTACGTTCAGGTTAGCTGAGTATGGATCAATGTAAACCTTGATCTTACCGTTCAACACACCTGCGAAGGTATTACCAGTGTCGTCAACATTCAAGTTGGTGGACAATGCTGGAGTGTAGTCCAGGATACCGGCCATGCTCAGTGCACTTGCAACGTCTGCCGAGCAAACGATGAAGTTACCTTTACCACGACGTGTTTGTTGTGCAATGTTGTTGGCATCGCGTTCGATTTGGAACAGCAAGCCTTTGAAACGCTCAACGCTCCAACGGCCATTTGCGTCTACGTCGCAGTCGAAGGTACCGTAGGTTGTGGTAGCACCTGTTGCAGCGCCTGGAGTAGCAGCAGCATAGATGGTACGGATAACTTCACGGTTGATTTCAAACAAAATTTCCTGTGATAGGATGTTTGAAAGTTCGCCTTCAGCTTCCAGACCGTGAACTGCCTTCAAATCTTGAGCAAGTTCAACAGTGTAGGCTGCTTTCAAGCCACGTGTGTTGGCCACAACGCTGGTCTTCTCGATGGAGAAAGCCATTTCGCCGAAGTTGATGCTGTCGCCCAACAGTTCAGCTTTGTTGGTTGTCATACCGCCACCTGTGGTGTAGGTGCCGTCAACTGGGTTGCTACCTGCGTGAGCAGTTGTGCTGGTACCAGCGAAGTCGGTATCGGCTTCGTTGAACAGCGCTTCTGTAGAACCTTGTGAACCATAGTTGGCTTTCATGGCAAAGATAAGACCGGTAGGACCTGTCATTGGCTGAACGCCGCAGACATCATAGGCCATCAGGTTAGGCATGGCACGACGTACCAGGCTAATCAGGATGGGATCGTAACCAGCCAGGTTGGCATTGGCGCCAGCACCGTTGACTTGACCGCTGAAGCCGCCGCCAACGTTGTTAACTGGAACTGTTTCCCACAGTGCTTGTTTTTCTTCCTGCAGAGCTTTTTCCTGGTTTTCCAAGAGCTGTGCAGTAACCTGACGCTTGTATGCGTCCTTGATAGGAGCGAGGTCACCGTGATTGATGACGTCATTCCATTTTTCGATTAAATGCTGTTGCATGTTTTCTTCTCCTAAGAGTTTAATTGAACCGTTTATTTATAAAAAATTACTTCTTGACCGTTCTTGACAGTGCCTGCACATAACGCTGCATGTGTGGAGAAGCTTCGGCTGGTTTAGAACCATGCTGAACTTCTTCTTCAAGCATTTTTTCTGGACTGTTAAATGCGCCTGCTGGGAAGTAGCTTTCTTTGATAACGCGAACCTTTTCTGTGAATAGTTTCTCGTCACCATACTCAACGCCTTCCAACAACTTGGCTAATTTCTCAGCGTCTGTTGCAGTTAAACCGCGGCTAGCTGATTCCATTACACGCTCACGCATTACTGCGTCTAGTTGAGCCTTGAGCTCAACATTGGCTTGAATAGATTCGTCTAGTTTAGCTGTGGCTTCATCAACCTTAACAGCCATGTCTTCGAGAACGTCGACCTTGTCCTCTGGTACTTCAAAGTAGTGTTCTTGGAACAGGTTCTTAAGACCAAGCATAAAGTCTTCGGCAACTTCTGTGCGGAGACCTTTTTCCACGGCAATTTCATTGTCTTTCATCCATTGTTCTACAACATAACCAAGATATGAGTCAACCTTGTCTACAAGACCTTCTTTGATAGTTTCAATTTGACGAGCAGCTTCTTCGGCTAACTCGGCAGTTAATTGTTCTACTTCATTGTTGACACGGGCAATAACTGCGGCTTCGAAGATTGAAGCAGCCTGTGTCTTGAATTCTTCGCTTAGATTTTCATCGCCTGAGAATACAGAAGCAATATCCTTGCGCAACTCTTCAAGATTCATTTCAATCTTGCGAGGTTCGATATCGTCTTCGATGTCTTCTTCGGTGATTTCATCACCAGCTGCAGCAGCGTCTTCTTTGAAAGGAATTTGTCCTTCGCCAGGATTAGTTGGCTTCTCAAATGTATCAGTGCCCTGACCTTTGCCAGCACCAGCTTTGACTTGAGCGTCTTTGCTGTTACCTTG